GGGCCGGATCATATGGCGATCACCGTCATGGACGGTCCCTTCGCCTCCATCTACCCGTGGTACACCGGAGGCATTTCTCTGACCGCCGTCAATTACACGCCGATCCAACGGGTGGAAACGTATGAAAATGCGGTGGAGGTTCTCGACATTCTGACTGACGATGACATCCAACAGAATCGGGAGTGCATGGAAAGCGTTATTAAGGGATATGTCCCTTTCTTTAACGATATGTGGAAGTGGAAAGGATATGTCACCTCTATCCGAGGGGTGCCGCCAAGCCGGGCCGACAGCCGCCAGTGCATCGTGCGGAACGAGGGCCGGTTCATTCAAGTGCAACCGGGCAAGATCGATGCGATCTTCTCGGCGGCGAGGAGAGTAAGGGAGATTATCGATGTTCAATCTGAGTAGCCTGAAGGCCGTGATCCTTGGCCTGAGTTTCAAGGATATGAGGGACTTTACGTTTTCGATATTGAGTGCGTTTGAGGTTAGTGACCACAAGGAGGAGGACAAGGGTGACGAGATGTATATGATGCTGGCCGTCACCGAATGGGCCGAGAACTACGAGGGGGAACAAGGGCAAACGCCCGATATTACGCCCGATATTATGCCCGATATTCAAGAACCGCAGAAACCTGCAACACCTGAAACCCAAAAAGAAGTCCACCTCGATATACCTAAGAAAACTGATTTCATGATCTTGACGGCCAAAGTGCCAAACGACTTGGCCGAGGATTTCCAGAAGTTATTGATGGACAGTAAAGCTATCATGTACACCTGTGATTTTGTCGACAAGCGGGAAGTCATGAATGATAAATATTGGACGCTGTACGGTCGTAATTGTTGGGAGCAATTTTTTACATGATCGCTAATCCCATACTGGTCACCGGCATAAGAACAACTATCATTCAGGAATTGATCAAGCTCCTACCGGCGGATAGTGGCGCCGTCTGGTTTGATTATGAAAAGCCGATCATTGGCGACGCGCATCGTTATGTATTTGCGGCGGGGGTGCTTTATAACAAACCGCTATCCGAACAGACCGGCGATGAGATCGCTGAGAGCTTGTTTGTTAATATGGTGAACGTAATCACTGCTTGTGAGTATCTATTGGAACACGACCCCTACGCTCGCATTTGCGTTATAGGCTCCAAGGCGGGCGAAGCGGGTAGCTACGACCAGACCTACGCCGCCGCCAAGGCCGGAATCCACAATTACGTCAGGAACGCCAGGATCATACAAGACCAGCAGATTGTTTGTATCGCGCCGACGATTATCATGGATAGTGGCATGACCCGACGTCGGAATAACGAAGGGATTAAGGCTCTGGAGATGCGGCGCAAGAAACACCCTAAGAAGCGATATCTGCAAGCCATAGAAGTAGCCCGACTCATCTATTTTTTGCTATACATCGATCAGGGTTTCATCACCAATACTGTAATCAAAATGAAAGGAGGTCCAGGCTGGTGGTAACAATCATTACAGGATGGTCGCCAGACGGCTGGACCCGGTATGCTCAACGCTTCATGGCAAGCGTCAAGGAAAATTGGCGCGACAAGAACGTCAAATGGATTGCCTATGTCGAGGAGGAGCGCCCCGAGCTTGACTGGGTCGAGCAAATTAATATCTTCCAGCTTACGGACCTCCAGCAATTCCTCGATGCATATAAAAACGATTACTATGCTACTGGTGCAGTCCAAAAACCGGGGTTCGTCTGGAAAGCCAAGCTTGCCAATGCCGGTTATAACTTCCGTTACGACGCAGTAAAGTTCGCCCGCATTCCGTTCTATGTCCGCCACGCCGCCCAGAAGATGGGCCACGGCACCTTGGTATGGCACGATGCCGACTGCATTATCTTCAAGAAAGTACCGGATGGGTTCGTCGAGAGCTTGTTTCCAAAGAAGGCGTGTTGTGTTTATTTAGGCCGTGTCGGTGGCTACCACTCGGAATGCGGGTTTGTCGGGTTCAAACTCCCCGAGGCCAAGCGGCTGACAGAAGACTGGGCTAAGATGTACCAGAACGATCTAGTCTTCACTCTGCGCGAATGGCACAACAGTTTCGTCTTCGACCACGTCCGTCAAATTCTTGAAAAAACTGGAATGAATTGTTATAACATGACGCCCAAGGGTAAGCGGCATTGTTGGGTCGGCTCTCCTCTCGGCGGTTACATCGACCACCTCAAGGGTGATAAGCGCAAGGACAAGGGCTACAGCCCAGAGCGGCACACCCCAGAGAAACCCCGCAAATCTGAAATTATCAGACCCAATCCAACCCTCAGAATTGGAGATCGCAACAAATGATCCCCATTTATATCGGTTATGACATAAGAGAGCATGATGCTTACTGCGTGGCCCGACATACAATTCTCAAACACACCCCTAATGCAAGCGTCACTCCACTTGTCCAAGACGATCTGCGTCACATGGGATTGTACCGGCGATCATCTTATATTGACCCCGCTGGGGTCATTCGAGACAGCGAAGACGACAAACCCTTCTCCACCGCCTTCACCTTCACGCGGTTTCTTGTCCCGTTCCTGATGGCCCGCCACGGGTGGGCGGTCTACATGGACTGTGACATGATAATCCGGCACGATCTCAACGAGCTTTGGGGGTTTCGTGACGACAAGTACGCCCTGATGTGCGTCAAGCATATGCAAAAGATCGCCAAGGGTGAGACGAAGATGATGGGAGACGCCCAGGAGCCATATAATAGAAAGAACTGGTCGTCCATGATGATGATAAATTGCAGTCATAAGGAGCATCGCAATCTATCTTTAGACGACGTCAACACTAAACCTGGACGCTGGCTCCACGGGTTTAACTGGATCGGTGGAAACCCGCCGGAGACGTACATCGGAGAGCTTCCAGTTCATTGGAATTGGTTGGAGGGATACTCGTCCAAATATCTGGACCCTGCGATCGTTCACCTGACCAGAGGTGGTCCGTGGCTAAAGGACTGGCAAGAAGTTGCGTTTGCCGACGAATGGAGGCAAAATAACGACGAGATTTCAGAAGCTGATAGGGAGAGGTTATAAGCCAATGGTAATGAGATATCAGGACTTGCACGTTAATGGTGTCGATTTTGCTTACATGACTAACAACACGATCGAGGAAGTAGAATCGCCCGGCTATTTCGACCACGTCCACGACAGGCTTCGCCGCCTGGACTACATTAGGATAACGGCGGATATCCGGTCAGACACACCGGCACTGGCGTGGTTTCGAGTCCACAGTATTGAAGGCAATAAGGTCACGATGACACGGATTGGTAGATGGGACGTCTCAAAGCCCCAGCCCAAGGACAGGGAACCATCCGATCCCGATCGTCGAGCCGAAATCGTTATCAGCGGCATGCGTCGCTTCATGGAGAAGTACCCCGATCAGAGTAACCGGGATTTCTACACTCAACATGGGCTACCCGACGCGCGCCTTCTCCAACCTTTCACCGGCTTCACTTGTTCGTCGGATGATCGGGACTTAGCTTGGAGTATCATCCAATCGGATGTGAAACAGGAGCGTATGACGGCGTAGCCATTAAGGATACTTTATGGCTTCTGAAACCGGGATCATCAACTCCGCTTTACGCAAGCTCGGAGCAACCAGGATCGTCAACCGCACCGATGGCTCGGTGAGCGCCAATATCGCGGACGACCTTTTCAACGACGTTCGCGACCGTATGCTTCGCTCCGGTAAATGGAACTTCGCCATCACCCGAGCGCAACTGGCGCGAAGCGGTACCAGCGACATCAGCATCTTCAATTATATTTACGCTCGACCTGCCGATTGGCTAAAAGGTCTTGCCGCCTGGGATAACGATCAGTCTCGGGGAGTTGTCGATTTCCTGTTGGAGAACGAAGGCTACCACACCAGCGCCGAAGAATTTTACATCCGATATATCAAAGTCGTCACCGATGCCAATGTCATGACTGTCGACTTTCGCGAGGCGCTGGCATGGGAACTTGCCAAGCAGATGTCGACCCCGATCAAGACCGGGAAGGCGATTAGGGACCGTCTGGAAAAAGACAGTGAAGGTTCCCTATCCCACGCTAAGTCGATGGACGCCCAAGAAGACCTACCTGAGCAACAACCCGAAGGTTTTTGGGTCGATGATAGGGCGCGTTAATGACGACCCTCAACCCCTACCAGCCTCAATTCAATGCGGGTGAACTGAGCGCGCGCATGCTAGGGCGCGCCGACTTCAACAAATATCAGAATGCTGTTGAAGAGATGCTGAACTTTATCCCACTTGCCGAGGGCGGCGCCATGCGCCGACCGGGGTCCAGATTCGTGGCCGAGGTCAAGGACAGTTCAGTAAAGACGCGGTTGAAACGGTTCGAGTTTAGCACTAAACAAGCGTACATCCTTGAATTCGGCAATGGCTATGTCCGGTTTTTCAGGAATCAGGGGCAGATCGTGGCCGAGGATATCGGCACCCAGGTTCAAAACGGTGACTTCACCAACGACATCAGCGCCTGGAGCGACCAGTCGGATGCCTCGTCTTCCATAAGCCACAATTCTACCGACAATCGCCTGACGCTCAACGGCACCTCTGATTCCGACAATGCCGTCGCCGAGCAACAAGTCGTCGTTCCAACCGCTGACATCAACAAAGAACAC